CTGGAGTTCAGACGTGTGCTCTTCCGATCTAAACCCATTATTTTTAAATCTCGAATAGCATTATATTTTTTTAATTTTTTATAATAATAATTAAAATTACTTAAATTAGATAAATCTTCTGCATCATTTAAATAGTCTATCCCATTATTATCTGTAAAAATTTTATAAGCTGATTCGTGATTTAATAAATAATTATCAATATCAACTACGCTTATCTTTTCGGCGCCACTCTGATAAAGATTATGAATCGCCGCGAATATATACTTTTCAAAACTAGAAGAAAAATCTTGTGGAGTTATAGAATACTTATCTACTTCTGCTAATAAAAGAGGATTCTTCATAAGAGAGCCTAATACCTGAAGTATAGTATTTTTATCTGCTTCCACATATTTACCTCCTTTATTATAAATCTTCTAAATTATAATATGTTTTTTCTTTTTTATTTTCTTGTTTTTTAACTATTAAGACTTTGGGTTTTTTATTTAATTGTTTGTTTATTTCTTCTGCTACTTTATTTTGTTTATAGTTGAGTTTTCTAAAATATTCCTGTGCCTCATCGTACACAAAGGGAACAATACCAATTCCCTCATTTGCTTTCTTCTTTGAACCGTGTTTTACTTCGTAAAAATATTTTAGAGCATTAAGAATCCCCTTATATGTATAATAGGGGTTTTTCTCTCTAAAAGTTCTAAGTTGAGAAATTATCACTGGACCAGGTTTATTCTCACTCTTAAATCCAAATAGATGTGCAACATATTTATAAATTTCTTTTTTATCTTTATATTCTTCACAACAGTCTTTATGAAAATTTTTATCTTCAAATCTAATCGCAGCATCTTTATCAACTTGTTGTTGGCAATATTGACATTTTACTAATCTTCCCATCTTATTTCCTTCCTATCAAAATAAGAGGAAGGGTAAACCCTTCCTCAAATTACATCTCTCTCATTTCTTCAACAACAAATTCAAGTAAATCTTTTTGAGGTTCCGTGGCTTCCGATAACTTCATCTTTTTACCAAAAGTTTCTTCAACTATTTTTAGTATTTTTCTCGCGTTTTCCTCATTTCCTGCTGTTAATTTTACCCAAAGACTTTTAGCTTCTTCCATCACTTCCGTAAAAGAACGAGAATTATCTTTATAGTTTAATCTGTCATCCATAATTAAACCACCGGAAATTTCCCCTTGTTTTTCAATGGCTTCTGCTAAATAATTTACTAAATTCTCATAACTAAGTTCAAATCGTTCGGGTAAATATTGGAAACGAGAACCAGCTACGATATTTTTTGTTCTTCTTGTTTGAAGATATCTTTTTCCAGTAGAGAAATCTACATCAATATAAGCTATAATATCAACCATACCATTGATAATTTTATAAGCTCTTTTCTCAAGCATAGGACATACAAAAGTTTCTCCCTCTTCTCCCCCGACAAGAGCTTTTTCTTCACTATGCGCTAAAAATACGATTCCGTATCCGAGCATTGAGATTTCTCTAAACATTTTATTAAATTCTTTTGAGCAAAGTTTGTATCCTTTACCCCATCCTAATTCAGAAATGTCCTCAAGACTATTTTGAGTACAGATATATTCTTCGACTCTTTCCCAAGCGATTGTAGCAGTATCAATAATAACTGTATCAAATCTTTCTTGAACTTGTGGATTTTTTAACTGCTTTACCGCAGATTTAAAATCAGTCCATTTTGGAATATCTTGAGCAATAATTCCTGATAGAGCGTTATACCCCTTTTCAAAGGCAAAAAGTAGACTCTTAGGAAAACGAGTGGCAAGACTCGTTTTCCCTCCTTTCGGAACAGAGTAAATTAACATATATTTACCCTTTAAATCTCTACTTATCTTCGTTGGTTCAAGAGACAATAAATCAACCATTATTTATTACCTCCTTCTTAAAATCCAAAATCTTTAGCTGAACCTTTTGACTCCTTCTGTTTCGCTTCATTTTTCTCTTTCTGCTCGTCAAGTCTTGCTTGACGTTCTTTAAGAGCCTTCTTAATTTCTTCTGCATCATAAGCGAGTTCGTCTTCGAGTGCACTTTGAGAACCAGAAGTAATAATTAATTCTTTAACAGAAATTGTTCTATCTTCAACGATGGGTTCACCAAATCCAACTTCCTTTTCTTCGTGAATAGTTCTTGAAGAGAAGTTTACTTTACCTGCGATACGGACTGTATCTCCTTCATTCCAATAGGTCTGGATATGGTTAATGGCTTCTGTAGAAGCTACAATAAAGTCAATAACATCAACTCTTCCGCCATATTGAGGGAGAATACCCTTTACGATAAGTCTTCCAGTGGGTTCGTCACTGCGAATTTCTTCTTTAATAGAACCAATAACAATTACTGCTTCAAAAACAGCCTTTTCTTTACACTCGTCTTTCTTAATACTAGTTGTAAAACTTGTTCTAATTCTTGGTGTAGAGACAAGAGCACCATTAGAACCATAAAAAGCATTTTCACCGAGTTCACCACGGTCAATTCTAATTCTTGTAGCTTGGTCTTCCGAGCCACAAGCCGCGATACTAGTATAATTTTCTTTAATATTCATAATCGCTTCATATGCAGGATTAAGAGTATCTTTCTTTGTTTTTTGAGTTGCAAAAAGATTAATGGGAATTTCATTATGCTTTGTCTCACCATTAATATCTTGCGCGACTTTTACTTTAATTTCACCCATAACATAGGGTTTACCATCTTTCTTTGAAGAACCAGTTTTAATATCTACTTCACTTAAAATTCCTTCAATACTTACTTTGTTATCTGCTTGTTTAATCATTTTTTACCTCACTTAATTTTTATACTGGTATAATTAAAGGAGAGAGTTTTTAAATAACTCTCTCCTTATATTTAAAGAAGATTTTAATTATTCAGCCTTTTCTTCAACTGCATCGGGATCAAAGTTCATACCATCTTCAGTCAGAGAGATGTACTTAACTTTAACTTCCTTTTCGCCGTCGTCTGCAGGAAGAACTACTTCCTCACGAACAGCATAACCTTTCTTGGCAAGTCCATTTACAGAACCAGTTACAACGGGAATAGTAACACCGAGAGCAGTTGCGATATCTGCACTTGTGATTTTTTCACCATAGTTATCCTTCAAAAAATTAAATACCTTACGAGAACCTTCAGTCATTGTTTTTTCCTCCATTTACTCTTTTTATATTATTTATTATTATCACAAGGCGGTTCTTTTTCCTACCTTATGTATATAATTATATATTAATTTTTAGTTTGAATCAAATTTTCTATCTTCGATTTAAGATATAAAAGCTTCAGATAAATCTTTTAACTTTTCAGAAGCTTCAATGAGTTTTTCCGCGCTACTCATAATATTTCTACTTGCTCTTAGACATACGATACCTAATAACTGGAAGTCATATTCTACTAATTCCTTATCTTCTAAAATCTTATTTTTTAAAGCAGAATATCTCTCAATAGAAACTTTTAAATCTTTAATTGTTTTAATTTCTTTTTCTTCTTCTTCTGTCTGTTCGTAAAAATCAATAGAATATTTAAACTTATCTATAATAGAATTAATCGCAGACAAGGCAGTTTCTTTATATTCTTTTATTAACGCTCTTTTTTTTAGAGTATTTGCAAAGTTATTTTCCATTTTAACTCCTCTCTATTTTAAAACTTCAATCACATATTCATTTGACTTCATTTTTTTTGAAATTGTACCTTGAGTATTTTTATTTGATAGCTGGACATCTTTTATTGGAATTTTAATAATAGATTCATTAGACACAATAATAACTTCTTTATCGTTATTATTTAGTAAATTAAAACTTGCCATAGAATCATTTTCTTTTAACTTTTGAACGATATTGCCTTTAGTAGCTCTATTACCTAAAGAGAAGTCATTATATGAAGTTCTTTTTATAATTCCATTAGAGGAAATAGTAATAATTTCTTTTGTATCTTTTGGAATCATTTTGGCGTCAACAACTTCATCATTTTCAGATAATTTAATTCCAATAACTCCAGACGTCGCGCGCCCAGTTGGATTTATTGTTTCTGTATCTATCATAAGATAATTTCCATATTTAGTCAAAATTCCAATTTCAGGAGAATCAAGTAGCAAAACTCGTCTTAAAGAATCTCCTTCTCTTAGCTTTATAGCTATAACGCCATTGGACTTTTTAATTTTATATTCTTCAAGAGAAGTCTTTTTTACTAATCCGTTTTTAGTAACAAATAAGATATAGTTATGTTTATTAACCTTATCATAAGAAACAAGGTTAGTTATCTTTTCATCTTCTTTAATATTTAAAATTTCAAAAATATTAATTTTTTGATTAAGAGGTAAGTCATTTAAATTTAAAGAATATACTTTACCTATATTAGAGAAAGCTAAACAATTACTAGTATTAGTATCTGATACCGTATCAATAATATATTCTTTTTTCTCTAATTTAATTTTTACCCCTCTGCCGCCGCGCTTTTGCGTCATAAGTGTAGTTGATTCAGAAGTATATAAATTCCCAAAATTAGTGAGATAAACAATAAGTTCTTTCTTTTCGATTGGCTCTTGGTTTTCTTGATTAATTTCGAGATTCATAATCTTTGTTCTTCGAGAGTCTCCAAACTTATTAGCGACCTCTTTTAGCCCTTTTTTAATTTCTTCCAAAAGAAGCTCTTTATTAGATAAAATACTCTCAATTTTATTCTTTTTAATAAATAAATCTTCTTGTTCAGATAGAAGTTTATTAATCTCTAAGTGCGCAATTCTTGCTAATTTAATATCAAGAATGGCTTTTGCTTGAACTTCATCAATTAATAGATACTTCTGTAAAGCTATAGAAGCTTCTTTAGTGCTATTAGAATTTTTTATAATTTTAATAGTATTATCAATATCATTTATCGCTTTTAGAAGTCCTTCGATAATATGAAGTCTATCATTGATTTTATTTAAATCAAAATAAAATCCTCTTTTATAAACTTCAATTTCGTGGTCTATGTGGGATTGAAGCATCTCTTTCCAAGTAAATACTCGAGGGAAACGCCCTTTATCAAGCGCAGTAAAATTAATACCAAAATAAGATTGTAAAGAGGTTTCTTTGTATAAATATTTTAAAACTGTATTAGGATTAGCTTTCTTATTTAGATAAATTTTAATAAGTGGCGCTGAACCTGTTAAATCATTAAATCTTTCAATACCTGGATTATTTTCACTATTAACGATTTCTTCTAACTGTCCACAAATCGTATTAGTATAAACGCCATAAGGGATTTCAGTTACTATAAAGCATCTTTCTTCTGCGTCGTAATCAACAACACTTCTTAATTTGCAAGCAGAACCAGTCCCATTCTTCATTGACTCTTTTACTTCTTCTTCGTTATAGAGAATTGCTCCTGTCGCAAAATCAGGCGCACAATAAATTTCTTCAAAAGAACAATTAGGATTATCAATTAAATGAATTAACGCTTCATTTAATTCTCTTATATTATATTGAGGAATTGAAGAAGCCATTCCGATACCAATACCTTGGGTGCCATTTACAATATTATAGAAACCTTTAGAAGGTAATACTGATGGGTATTGTTTAGTATTATCATAAGAATCGCGCCATTCTTCGATAGTATCTTTATCAATATCTTTAAATAGTAAATTTGACACTTTTGATAAGCGAGATTCTGTATATCTCATTGCCGCCCAATTACCGCTTTCGATAAGAGTACCAGCGTTACCTTTTACTTCCACTAAAGGATATCGCATTGCAAAAGGTTGCCCTGCTCTCATAATAATACCTTCGCAAGAGGAATCACCGTGGATATAAAAGTCTGCCATTGCCATACCGACAGCATTTGCGGTCTTTTTATACGGTTTTTCATTAACAAGTTTATGTAACAACATAGAATAAAAGATTTGGCGCGCCGAAGGTTTCAAACCGTCACGGACGTCTACTAGAGCACGAGATTGAAGTACAGCTCCAGTATATTGAATAAAACTCTGTTCTATAATCGATTTTAAATCAGACATTTTTATTCCTCCTTTTATTATTTATTATATCATACTATAGAATAAAAGGCTAATTTTTAACTTCACAAGTTATCTTTACTTTATCATCATAAGCTTCTAAATGAGTATTATCTTCTTCTTTCATTATTGATAAAGATGGGTTACCTTTCAACTCTGCAAGTAATTCTCCATCTTTAGAATAAATACATATTGAAGTTATTTTCTCTATTCCAAAATCATCGAACGTTGTTTCCATAGAAGCTATTTTTCTAGACTTCTCCATTTCTTACTCTTTTACCTCCGAAAAATCGACTTTATTCATAATAAAATCTTTCCGAGGAGCGACGTTTTCTCCCATAAGTTGATATAATAAATCTATTGCATATTTATCCCACTTAATTACTTCTAGTCTCTGATATTTTTCAGTAAACATAGAAGCGTGCGCTGTTTCTGCAGGAATCTCACCAAGACCTTTTGCACGAGTTACTTCACCTTTTATTGATTTGCGCGCTCGCTGAAATTCATCATCAGTAAAGTAATACTCTTCTTTACTTCCATTATTTACAATATACAACGGCGCGCGAAGCCAACAAAGGCGCCCTTCTCTAATAAATTCAGGTGCTAAATAAGTCAAAGCCGCCATTATTAATAATCCGATATGGTAACCATCTGAATCAGCATCAGTACAGATTGCTAATTTTCCATATCGCAATTTATCAGAATTATACTTGCCAGGAGTAATATTTAATGCAGAAAGAAGTAATTTTATTTCTTCATTCTGAAATATTTTTTCTTCAGGATTTGAAAGACAATTAATAATTTTACCTCTTATAGCTAAGATACCGTATTTCGTATAGTCTCTTGCTTGCGACATTCCTCCCATAGCACTATTACCTTCTACGATAAGAAGCGTAGAATTCTCACCTAAAAATTCTGCATCCTTTAATTTATCAGAAGAAAATACTTTTTTCCTTTGATTTTTCTCAATATCTTTTGTAGCATTCATAACTGCTGTTCTTGCTCGCGCGGCGGCGGCTTCAGCTCTTTCAACTTTTGTTAATAATTCAATAATTTTATTAAAATCATTTGAATACTGTTTATTCATTTGTTTAAGAGCCTCAGAGAAACAATTAGAAGCAAGAGTTCTTAAATTAGTATTATTAATTTTTGTTTTTGTTTGATTTGCAAAAGATGGGTTTGCTGCAGAGCAATTAATAACATAAAAAAGATTTTCTCTTATTGTTTCTCCTTTAAAATCTTTTTTAGATAAAGAATTAAAAGTTCGTGTAATTGCACTCCGAGCGCCAGTGATAGGAGAACCACCTTCGGGGCACATTAGACCATTAACAAAGACTACTCCTCTTTCTTGCGGCGCGCCCCATTGAAAAGCAATTTCGATAGAGTCTGTTTCATCAGAGGCTTTATTATAAATAATATTACTATGATAAGGAGAAGGAAGATTATCTTTAATAAAATCTATAATACCATTTTTTGCTTTAAACTCTTTTATTTCACCCGTGTCATTATTCTTTACAATAAAAACAATATTCTTATATAGATAAGAAATATTTTTAATATCTTCACAAATTTTTTGATAAGAAAAACCAATTTTCCCGTTTTTAAAGACTTCTTCGTCAGGAATAAACCACACAGAAGTTCCATTAGGCTCTTTTGTTTTTTCTTCTGTATAAGAAATTAGTTTTCCTTTTTCAAATTCTGCTATTGCAGTTATACCATCTCTAAAACTTTGGACAATAAATCTACGAGAAGAGAGACATACGCAAGAGCCACCAATACCATTTAAACCAGAAGAATTTTTATAAACGTTGTTATCAAATTTTCCTCCAGTATGTGCTTTCGTATAAATATCTACAAGTATATTTTGCCCATCTTCTTTTACAAGAAAAGGAACACCTCTTCCGAAATCTCTAATAGAGATAGCATTATCAAGTTCTCCAACGACTATTTCAATTTTATCTCCATAACCAGCAAGAGCTTCATCAGTAGAGTTATTTAAAATTTCTTTAAAAGCTTGATAAGTGCCTTCATTATCATCACTACCAAGATACATCTGAATTCTAGTTCTTACGCCCTCTCTAAAAGAGAGAGATTTAATATCTTCTGCGGTATAATTACCCAATCTCTAGTCCTCCTTTATTAATTTATAATATAATAAATATACTGTAATAATTAATGAAAATTCTGATATTTTCTAAAGTGAAGTTCAGAAGGAGCCATATACTTTATCCAGCTTAATGGAATTATAACTAACATATGCGAGCCATTTAATTCAAAACAGAGATTATCGCTAGTCATATATACCAAATATCCGCAGAATTTTCTTTTTATTGTTGTATTTAATAAGATTTTATCTTCCTTTATTTCTACAATATAAGGAATTTCTTTTTCAAATTTATTCATATTGTTCTCCTTTTTATTTATTTACTTATATATTTATCTCATATTTCACTATAAATAGATTCTTCTAAAATATAAATAGCGTTTCTTTCTCCATCAGCCATATCTATCGCTTCTTTTAACATATCTATTGTTAAATCTTTATTTATTTTTTTAAGATTATTTGAAATAAAATCTTTATGAGAATTAATAAAGTAATCAAAATCTAAATAACATAAATGAACTATTTCATATAAAGTTGAATAATTTTTTGAATCACAATCTGAACAATAACCAAAAGAAGTCGGTAACTTATATGCCGAATGGATATTTATTCTTCCTCTATCTTTACCACATACATCGCATTTGCTCATTAACTATCCCCTCTTTAAATATTTATCTATATACTTATATTATAATATAAAAAATAAAGAATGTCAAGTTATTCTTGACATTCTTTATCATATATAAATAATTTTTCAGTTGCTTTAAAATTATTTTTAATATTTGTGCTTCTTTTTACTTCAAGTTCCCATATTGCTTTAAAATCGTCGGGAGCGGTTTGCTCACTAACAAATACCGAATTATTTTTACTAAGCGCTCTAACCCAATTCCAAAAATGCTCATAATCCATCTTTTCTTGATTTGCATAGCCATAAATTTTAGTATTCTTATAAGGAGGGTCTAGGTAAATAACAGCACCCGAAACATCTCCTAATTCCCAATAATTTTGAGCTTTAAAATTGATTCCTTTTAATAAAGGAGCTTGTTTTTGCAAATTATTATAAGCTTCTTTATAATAATCTCTTGTTGCAGTTGGCTTTGCATATCCTCTTGGAAAACCGCCATTGTTATAACTTCCTAAGAATTCAATCGCGCCAATTTCTGCTAAAGTCATATCAGAAGGCATGATGCCATCTTTTACATAAGCTTTACCCTTATCCCAATTTTCTCTACTGCCATTTTTAGGAACTTTATCAAAATTTTCAGAAGCTTGTTTTAAAAGAGCGATTAAAGTATCAGAACGGTCAAAGCCAAATCGATTTTCACATTTTATTTTATCAATAATATTTGCTCCACCAACGAAACATTCTATATAAGTATCCGCATTAATTCTTTCAATTTCTTTTTGAAGAATAGGAACAATAAATTTAGCATATTTGCTTTTACTGCCCATATACACCATATAAGTCACCTCTATAAATTTAATTCCAATTTGTCATATTATAATTAATTTTTTTAGGTTTTATTTTCCCATTAAACCAAACTAATTTTTCTTTTGCTCTTGTAGCCGCGACATAACAAATTCTAATTTCTTCTTGATTCCAATTAATTCCACCAATAACCATTACATTTTTAGACTCTAATCCTTTTGCACTATGAATTGTTAATACTTTAACAAGGTTATCATCTATTACCTTATTTAATTCTTCTAAAGTTAATTCTGATTTTCTAAAGTTAATACAAGGAATATCGTTCTTTTGTAAAAAATTTAAAATAGATTCAACTTCAGAATTTTTTCTACAAAGAATAAACCAGTCTCTATAATCTTCGTCTTTTAAATAATCTAAAATTAAATCTAAATCTAGGGCTTCTTCTATAACTACTCCCTCTAAATTGCTTTTACAAACAGAGTCTATTGAGCTTTGATATAATTCATTAAGAAATTTTTTAGAATATTCTATAATATTTTTCCCACATCTATAATTATTGTTTAATTCGTATGTGTAGACAAAAGGATTTTCCATTAAATGAATAAAATGTTTATAATTACCTCCCTTGAAAGAATATATCGATTGACAAGGATCCCCGACCAAAAAATAAGCTTTTGGTTCTAATGTTTCAATCATAAATTCATATTCATTGTCGCATATGTCTTGAAATTCATCGACAAGAAGATGGGTAATTTTAGGGATAGCAATATCTCTATCTTTCATAAGCTCGAATAATTCATCAAATTGTTCTTCCTCTAAAATATTAGTAGTATCAATACCATTAATTAAAAGAATTCTATTTGCTAAACTGTGTATAGTTCCAATAAAAACATCAGAATTATTAAGTCTATTTCTCATTTCTTGCGCGGCGGTATTAGTATAAGTAATTGCATAAATACCTGATGGGTCAACACCATTATCTAAAAGAAATTTTAATCTTTCTACAATAACTCGTGTTTTTCCAGAACCAGGTCCAGCTACTACTAATACTTCTTTTTTATTAGTTTCAACAGCTCTTTTCTGAATATTGTCTAATACCATTATTTTCTCCTTTAAGAAATAATTTTTATATACTGTTATTATACATAGATTTTTTTATTAAAGCAAATATTAATAAAAAAATAAAAGAGAGTATAAATACTCTCTTTAAGTAATAATTACTGCTTGTCTGCCGGTTGAATTATAGGCTTCCTCTAACTTATTCTTACTTATTTTTGAAAATTTTCCAAGTGGATCGTTAATATAATAATATTCATCCGTATATCCAGTAAGAACGATGCAATGAAATTTTCTATAAGTAATTATTTTTTTATTAGTATCTTTATCAAAAAAAGGCTCTTTTTGTGTAGCAGGTTCCATATTAGTTGTAGCACTAATAAGAATTGGCGCGCCGTTCAAAAAATTCTCTAATTCTTTTAAAGTGTAACCGCTAATATCCTTTGCTTGATAATTACTATTGTTTTCTTCTAATGCTTTATTTAAAGAATTTACCCATACACCAGAGAAACACTGGAGTCCTTTCCCTTTAGAATTTCGAGGATTACCTATAAACACCTTTTGTGGATTTGGTCCAAATAATCGATTTTCTTTATAATAAAAATTGTTAGATTTATCTAAATAATTATCTGCCATATCTAATTTATTATAATTAAATCCATAAAAATTAAGTAACATAGTAACACTTGTTATTTCGCAACCAGTTGGTAATTCGGGATTTTGAAGAATTAAGGGCACTTCCCATTTTATTTCGATATTTTCTGTTTTAGAAGAGCCTTCTTCTATACGGGAAGAAGGCTCTTCAATATTAGTTGTTTCTTCTATAATTTGCGTGGATTCAATCAATTCTTGCTTTTGCACGCAACCACTTAAGATCGGAAGAGCACACGTCTGAACTCCAGTCAC